CCTGTGAACTGTCCACCTTGTTATGGAGTATTGCCGACCTATTATATTTTACAAGGATATCAGTTCTTAAAAATTTTAAATGAACTCACTCTCTCTTTATTATACACCTTTATCATAATTATTAAAAGTTGTCCCCCACTCGTGTTCTGCGTATATCTTACCATTACCTTTATATCTCGTTCCATCTTTGTAAGTAGGGACTAAATGATATGCTGGCAGTAATTTTATTCTTGGCTTATACTTTAATATCATTTTCTTTGTATATCTATTTCCAACTGACTTATATGGTGTTCCAACTCGTTCCATTTTAGTAATTCCTTCTATCATCTTTTTAACAAATTGATGTCCTTTGGTGCTTGCGTATAAAGGAGATACTCGTATTTCTTCTATGGATGTTGGGTTTTCAATGAATTGTCCCCAATCATCAACAGGAACAAACAATTCGTAGTCATTATCAAATAATTCATCAATCGGATTAATACATATACTATCTGCTCCTGAAACTATTCCACCATATTCATATAATATCTCGTATCTTATTATGTCTGCTACTCCGTGCCATAATCCTTCCTCTGTATATTGTCCGATATGTTTTTCATTTATCCATTTTCTACTATAAACTTTGTCATTATCCCATAAAATATGTTCCCAATCAGGATGCTTTTCTACCCAAGTATTTATCCATTTCATCGGTGCTGGCTTATCACCTACCCATATTTTGTGTATGATTTTTGGTATTTTCATTCTCCTAAAAACTTAACCGCTTTTCTTCCTCTGTTACTTCCAAATCCTATTAAACTATCCTCTTCATCTCTGTGTTCTACAAGGCAAGGAATTGGATAATATATTTTTTTCCCGATGCTCTTAAAATACTCTTTCATCCTTTCATCATCTCTGTTGATATATTTTGGGTCTGTCATTTTATCACAGAAAGCAACCATATCTTCAACTAATTTTGTAGGAACTACTACTCCTAATGCCCAATTCAATTTCCACCATATAATATAACCATCTTTGAATCCTTGCTTCCATTTATCCCTTAACTCGCTTTGACCTTTGTCTCTTATAAATAGACTATATACATACTCATCGCCTTTTTCAACCAATTTCTCTACCTTATCTACAAAATCATTACATAGAATAACATCGTCTTGAATAACACATTGAAACTCTTTATCAGGGTCGTATGATAGCCAAGCCCTTCTTGCTGTATCCCATACTCCTTTTCCTTCATCCCAGTTAACCTTTAGGTCAGGTATATTATTTTTCAGATAAGAAAGATATTTTTCTCGCTTAGGGTGAATCATCAAAGAAAAGTTAACTTTTTTTGACATCTTTTTTTGCTTCTATTAACTCTCTTATCGCTCTATTAACAATCCTATTATATTGTAAATGAACTTTCTTTTTCTTTTTTTTGTCTGCTTCAAGTAATGCCTCTAAAGAGTCTTTTGCTTTCTGAATTAAATCTCTACTCTTTGTTGATAATACTTTACCTTCTTTTTCAATTGCTTTTTCTATTTCATCGGTTATAGAGCCATTACTTTTTGCTAATGCCAATGCGTCCATAGGAACATTAACGCAAGAAAACTCTAATAGCTCATTATCGTATAAAACTCTGTAGCCATCTTTTTCCTCTGACCTTCCGTTAGTAAATCCTACTGAAAATGAATTGAGAAATCCATCTGCGTATAATCCAAACAACTCTCTTGCCAATGCTGAGTGTTCTAAGGCAAACTGAAATACTGCTTCAAGCATTCCTTCTTGATTAACAAAGATGTCTAGTGCTTTTGCTACTGCTGGTTTTGAATGGTCGTGTCCCCATAATACAACAGGGTTCTTAATAAAGTTATCAAGTATCCAAGATTTCTGGTCTATAATATCACCACCTCTATCTGGCTTTCCTGAAGAAATAATGGCTCTCATTATTCCTTTTTCTCTGTCTATATCTTTAGTCTCGCAATTGAAGACTTTGATATACATCTGTTTTTTTATTTTTTCCATATTTTTATTTTTCATAGGAGCTTTTCTCTGGGAATCTCATCCTTAGAAATTGTGTTAAAGGTTGAAATCTGCCCATCGTATTCGTCGTTGAAATAAATGGTGCTTTTTTATACTTCTTAAAATCATCCACTGTGTAAATCTTATAGTCCCGCTCTATCTGTTCTCCTTTAATTGTTTTATAGTTGTTACAATAAAAACTTCTAATTACTCCCAAATGCTCTAATTTATATTTTCTAATTACATTATCTAACTTTTTCTTATTAAATACAATAGGATAATGAACTTCATACCAATTGCCCTCAGGGAACGCATCGTAAACTTCTTTAATGTATTTATTCCAAGTGCTACTTTTTTGTCCTCCTGATATTTCCCAATTATTCTGTGCGTCATGCCACTCTTTTATCGTTTTATTATAGTAGTAAGGTATTCTTTCTTGCGGTTGTAGCATTATAAAGTCATCGTTACTCCATATGAAATCGTTTGATATTCTCTCGTCTGCTATAATCGCCTTTGCCTTAGCTAACATATCAATATGTTTGAACAAGCAATCTCTTTTTATTCCGTCATTTTCTAATGTTAAGTTTATATAAATTGCTTTGGCGTTTAAGAAAGATGGTCTATCGCCTATAACTATCAAATTATCAAACTTAACATATTTTTCCATACTCCTAATTGTAAATCTTATTTCATCTTCACAAGTAGAAGGACTTTTTTTGTATAATATTACTAAATCCATTTCATTATCTTATTATTTTGAATATTGGTGCTATCGCACACCTACAGTTAGGTTCGTTTGGTGACATAAGACCATTACTGAAAGGTTCATCTACAGGGACAATTTCGCCATCCATAAGTAAATGTTCATCTCTTACTCTGTCATCTAATGTTGCTATCCACTCCTTACCTTCTGCGTTAGCTTGTCTATATGCTTCAAGATTGGCTTCATTAACAACTGTGTTTGTTTCTGTTCTTGCTATTCTCTCTGCTCTATATTTATTAAAATCTAAGTATGTATCATTAACTCTTTTTGATAAATCCTTTATTGATTCTCCTGCTGTTATTCCTTCTGAGAGTGTATCAACTAATGCTAAAAATGTCGTGTCGTTCACTGATTGAGCAAAAAACAATGCCCTTTCTTCTAATAATTTTGCTATTTTAGATTGCGGCTTTTTTGCTTTCTCTATTGAAAATGGCTCCATTGATATTAACTTCATTGCGTCATCTCCTGCTTGTTTGAATATGCTGTAGTAATGGGGTAGTATCCAATCTTTGAAATCTTTAACTTGCTCTTTCAAGTTAAATATCTTTTTAATATCTGCTTTTGTTTTTGGCTTCTTTTTCTTTAATGCTTTTAATATCTTTTCCTTCTGTTCATTTTTTTTAGCAATCATCGCTTTTTCTAACTTCTCTGTCTGATTATCTATTGCTTTGTTGTAGTAGTTATAATACTCTAATCTTTTTTTCTTGTCTTTGAATAATGACATCTCAGAAATATCCTTAACGCTTTTTTTGAATTGTTCTTTTTGTTTTTCAATAGTTTGCTTCATTGATAACTTTAACTTAGCAACTCTCTTACCTCTTAGGTTTTTGTATGCCTTTGATTCTCTTTCTCTTGCGGTTCCTGCGATAGGAACATTAGCAATCTGAGTGTATAAATCATCTCCACCTTGAACTGGTTCCATTCCAATTATCTGCCTTATTTCATTTCTTGAAATCCATCTATCACATCCAGCATTAAACTCTGCTAATCTTGTTTCTCTATTAACTGGAGTTGGGTCTTCAAATGTTAGAAAGTATTCTTCTCCCCACTCTGGAATAATCAACGCCTCGTTTAGTTTGTTAACTAATTTATTCATCTCTGGAACAATTGTTTCTGATAAAAATATCTCTTGTGCTGTTTCTGCGTTTGCTCGGTTTACATCGTCAGTAACAGTCACAATTGGCTTTGGCACTTTGAATGCTATTAAAATATCATCTCGTGTTGCTTTTAATGATTCTATAAAGTCCATCTCTCTTGGAGATAAACTAATCTGCTGGTATTTTAATCCTGAATCTAATACTGCTAATTTACTATTCTTTCCTAATCCTCTATGTCTTTTATTGAAGTCATCGCTTAATTCTTGTCTTTGTTCTGCGGTTAATGGCTCGTCTGTTGTTAATAATCCATCAGGTCTCGCACTATTAAGGAACATATCTCCCTGATGTTTTATCGCATACTCTTCTACTTGAACTCTATTGCCTGCTGAGGATAGTGGAGACATTCCAAAATGCTCGCTTAGTGGCGATGGTGCTTTAATATGTATCATTTCTGAAACCTCTACTCTTTCTCTTGTCCCATCATCGTTCATAATTTCATAGTAAGAAATATATTCTCCTTTATTGCTAATTATGTTAACTCTATCGGGTCTGATATTCCATAGTTCTACTAATTGTCCTTGTTCGTTTCTTACTTTGTAAATAAAAGAATCACCAGTTAACTTTCTGTTAATGGTGTCAATTTCTATCGCTTCCTCTTTAGTAAAATATGGGTTCCACTTGTAGAGTAAATCTAATATCTCGTGGCTTTTTACTTCCTCAGCATCTCCGTTTGCGTTTATAATCTTATTTAGTTTGAAGTCTATACTTGCTACTTTTTCTGCTATCTTACTAACACAAGCATAAACATAGAGTGATTTTCCGTAAGCTGAAATGTTCTTCTGGTCAGTCCAATTCTCCCCTATCAATCTTTCAACCAATCCTAAAGAACTACCTGATAAGTATCCTGTTTCACTTTTTTGAAATAATTTTTTTATATTATTAATTATACCCATTCCTCATTTGATTTATTTTATCAATCTAAGGAAATCCTGTCAAGGTTTATCCAATCCAAGTCACCGATGGTGCTGGCTTTTTAAGATATGTATAAACTGCATATCTGATACTATCTAAACAATTAGAAACCAATATTCCATTAGCATAATAATTATGGTCGTTCTCAACTGTTAGATTGTAAACATCTTCTTTTCCGCAACGCTCTCGCTTTACAATTGTTATGGCAAAATCTACTTCTCTTGGGTAAATATGTTTCATATTCTTTTCCACACACTTCACATATCTTTTTATATGTTTTTTTATTAACCCAAGCTTCTTTTCCGTGATTTCTGTGCCATTCAATTCCTTCTTTAGAAGCGTGCCATTTTTTTGTAAGAGGTCTAATATTATCGCAATTTTCTCTAACTTTTTCTCTAAACTCTTTTCTTTTCCAGTTTTCTTTGAAGTGATTTGATAAATGCTCTGAAGCAGAGATAATTTGCAGATTTGATAATCTATTATTTGTTCTATCTCCGTCAATATGGTGGATATGGAATCCTTTTGGTATTTTTCCATTTTCTTTTTCCCATACTGCCCTATGCAATCTTGTTCTCCCATTAATACATCCGCCAACTGGGTTATAGTATTTACCATTCCAGTTATATCTTCTATTATCAAATATGATTGTTTTTTCCATAATAATAAATCTTTATAATCTTCTGTTATTATTATATCATCATAACTCAATGAATCAATAGCTACTTTTCCATTACTGGTATAAACATTATGGTCTCCTGTTCCAATTATACTTTTTCCATTTGATAAAGTTAATTTGATTACATCTTCATTTTCTCTTGTTTTTCTTGATAACAAAACTTTATTAAATCCATTTTCACTCTTAACTATATCTCCCTCTTTTATATCTTTTAGCTTTTTACTGCTTCCGTTTCTCATCGTTATTAGTGTTTCACCTGAAAGACAATGGTCCCCTATTTTAACTGGTTCATCTAAAACTCTGCCGTCTTTATCTGTTTTCCAGGAATAACTCCTTATTTCTTTCTGTAAATTAACTGATGATTTTAATATATGTATTTTGAATGTCTTTATAAAATCAATACCATTT